CTCGCGCTCTTTTTTAAACGGCTTTTTTGCCATGAGTGCTAGTTAGCCTTGAAAGTTTACACTGATAAACATTTAATGATGCGCCTACTTGACACGACGGCGCGCATCAACGCCTTTTTGGCTGGCACCGACATTTCCAATCCGATATTCCTTGATTTACTGGATGATGTCGATTCATTGGCCGGCGAACTCTTGCTTGTTTTCGAGACGAAGCATGATCGGCATGATCGGGGAATCATTCGGGAACTAGAACGGCTCTTGGCCAAGAACGCTCGCTTACGCGCCGTGTTGGAAAAACTCAAGAAAGGGGAGCAATGGCAGTTACAGGCACGAAACAACTAATTGATGCCGCGCTCGCGGCCAAGAGCACTTATGACCAAGCTTCGGCGACGATGAGTTCATCGACGGCAGCCTTGAACCAAGCGAAGACCGATCTTGAGGCAGCCAATCAAGCGTTGCATGACGATCTAGCGGACAATGGGGCCCGCTGCGTAATCGATACGACGACCACCTCCCCCACAGTCACGGTTTACACGGCGGCCCATCCGGATTCTTACACAGCAACGCCCGTGCCCGTAGCGGAGTAGCAGTAATGGCGAAGCGCGGTCGAAAACCAAAGCCTCTACCTTTCAGGCTTCAACCTGGCGATATCAAACCACCGTTTAAGCTACCTGCTGGCGGTCTTCGGGAGTTTCGTCGGCTTGCGGAGATTCTCACGGCCCGCGGCATGATCGAGAGGATTGACCTCGGCATCATGTGCGAGTGTGCGCGAACTTCAGCCGTCTTGAATGATTTGCACGAGAATTTGACTGACGATCCGCCAGCTACTTTGCTTCGATGTATTTGTCAATTGACCAACGTGCGCCGCGGTCTTCTGCGCGATCTCGGTTTGACGATTCAACCTAGTACGGTGATTCGACCAGTGGCGCCGCTTGCCGATGCCACGAAATGGGCAAAGACACTTAAGGTCTCATGAGTTCTCTCGCTAAACACGCTTTCGACCGCCGCGCGGAACGGCATGAGAAAGAATTTGAGCAGCGCATGCCGAAGCGCCGCGGCCGGCCTCCCAGACGACCGGCTGAGGGCCAAGATATTGTCGATTTCATCTCGAAACTCACGCATACCGGCGACTTCAATGGAAGACCATTTGTTCTGCGTGGGTGGCAAGAACAGATGATCCGGCCGTTATTCGGATGCCTACGTCCGGACGGCCGGCGCCGGTACACCAAAGCGTTTTGGGCCCTTCCGCGAAAGCAGGGGAAAACCGAGCTCGCGGCGGCGATTGTACTCTATCTTCTCCTTGGTACAGGAAAGCGCGATCAACAAATCTATTCGGCCTCCGGCGATCACGAGCAGGCGGCCTTGATTTATCGGGCCGCGGCCACCATGGTGCGGAATGATCCAGAACTTGAGGATGTCTGCACCCTCTATGATGGTTTCAAACGGATCAAGTGCGAGCGGCTCGGGAGTTTTTATGATGCGCTTTCGAGCGATGCGCCCACCAAACACGGGAAGAATCCGTCTGCGGTCATTTTCGACGAATTGCATGTGTTCCCTAATCGGGCACTTTTCGACGCGCTCACGACCGGCTTTGCAACTCGGCTCGAGCCATTAACGCTCATGATTACGACGGCCGGCCATGATCGAACGAGTTTATGTTATGAGCAATGGCGATATGCCGAGGATGTGAAAGCCGGCATCGTTGATGATCCGGAATTTCAGGCAGTGATTTATGCCGCGGGCCCCGATGATGACTGGACATCACCGGCATCGTGGGAGAAAGCAATGCCGGCGCTCGGTGACTTTTGCCGGCGGGAGTTCATCGAAAGCGAATGTCGGCGCGCACAAGCGTTACCAGCCTATACAAACACGTTTAAACAGCTTTATTTAAATCAATGGACCGAGGTTGCCGAGCGGTGGTTATCTCTTGAATCATGGGATGCATGTGGCGGTCCGATTGACTTGGGCCAATTGCGCGGGTGTCCTTGTTACGCTGGCCTTGACATGGGCATCAGCGGCGATATGTGCGCTTTTGCCAGAGTATTTCTCGACCCAGACGGTAAGCTTTCGATCGTAGTCAATTACTGGGCACCTCGGGATGGTAGTTGGAAAGACGAAGCCAAGAACCGCGATCGGTACGCGCTATGGTCACAACTTGGTTTTCTCAAACTGACACCAGGCGCGACGGCCGATCACCAAGTGATTGAGGATGAAATCCTCGAAATCAATCGAACGACACCAATCCGCATCTTGAAGGCGGATCGCGCCTATGCAACGCAGATTCTTTCGAGGCTCTATAACTTACATGGGCTCAAAGTGGAGGGGATTACCCAAGGTCCGTACACGATGAATGAGCCGACTGTACGGTTTCAAGACAGGGTACTCGCCGGCACGATCCGCCATGGTGGCAATCCGATCCTGGCTTGGAATGTTCAAAATGCCGCGCTCTCACGCACGGCCACCGGTCTGGTGCACCTCAACAAATCAAGTTCCAGGGAGCGCATCGATGGTTTGGCGGCCGTCTTGAATGCCATGGCGGCCTTCACCACCGAGGCGACGGATACCGAAGCTTCGGTTTACGAGAATCGCGGTCTTCTTTTCCTCTGAGGAGTCATCTATGACGGGTCAAAATTTCGTGCAGGTCATCTCGGGGAATCCCCTGCTCAATGGATCGATAGTGAGCACCCCTCCGTATGTTCTTGGGATGGGCCAGCCTTCAGCGCTGAATTGCGTCAACGCAACCCCGCAAAATCCGCAAATCACGGCACAAAATGCCGTACCATTAGACCGGATCGTTTTTGATCTTGCATTGACGGCAATTCCTCCCGGCGTCGGCACCACGTTCGCGACGTTTGGTAAGTACGTGGGCGGATTCGCCAAAAATGGTGCCTGCCTCATCAATCTCACTGGCACCACGGCTGTCTCCATTGATCTTACGGCGCTCGGCACGTTCACCGGCTTGACCTCCCAATCCGGCGATACTTCGCTGGCTACGGTCAACTGTTTGATCTTCAATAATTTGGGCACTCTGGCGGTTACGATTGCACCGGGGGCCACGAATCCAGCGAGATTACCAACATTCACCGGAACGACTCCTACGATTTCCTTGCCCGCGCAGGGTGCGGTTTGCTTCTGGGATGTCAACGGCCAAGCAGTTGATGCAACACACAAGGTGATCACGATTACCCCCACCGCGGGTGGTTCGATAGCTTTGAGCTATGGCGGCGCCTGACATTCTCCCGTGAATCCTCTCTCCTCACTTCGTCAGTTGGTCGGGCGATTCATTCCCGGCCGTTCTCGTCGGTCTTATGACCAGTCTGGCGGCTATGTCCCGGCCGCGCCGGTACTGTCCGGGACATTCATCACGCCGGAAACCGCCCTCGGCGTGGCAGCCGTGTTTTCGGCCATCAATGTCATCGCTCGGGATATTGCAGTTTTACCGCTCCAAGTCTATCGGCGATTGCCGAACAATGGTCGCGAGATTGAAACTGGCGGCCAGCTCGGCGAGCTCAACGAATTGCTCAACGTGGCGCCCAACGAGGATCTCGACGCCTTTCGCTGGAAACGGGACAAAATGGGCCATGTGCTCGGCCGCGGCAATGGCTATTCCGAGATTGTCCGCAAGAACGGCTTCCCGGTTCGCCTCGAGCTCTTGCATCCCGCCAAGACAATTCCCAAGCGCGCGTCGAACACACCGGGCGGCCGGGTCGGCAAGCTATTCTACCAGCTTGAAAACGAGCGGCGCCTTGATCCGGACAATTGCTTGCACTGGGCGGGGCTTGGTTTTAATGGTTTGGTCGGCTTCTCCCCTCTGACCTTGATGCGCCAGACGATCGGCATTGCGATGGCGGCCGAGCAATTCGGCGCCAGCCTTTTCGGCAACGGTGCGTTTACAAGCGGCTGGCTCAAAGTGGCGCGCCACATGGGGGAAGCCGCGCTTCACAATCTGCGCAAGACGTTCAACGACATCCACCAGGGGCCACAATCTGCGCATCTGATCGGGATTCTTGAGGAAGGAATGGAATTCCAGCCAAACCAGATTAATCCCGAGGATGCCCAGATGATCGCAACCCGGGAATTCAGCGTCAAAGACATCGCGCGTATCTTCGCAATTCCGCCCCACAAGATTGGCGACTATTCGGAATCACATCTGGCCAACGTCGAAGAGGCGAATCTCGATTATGTCAGCATGACTCTCATGGGTTGGGTTGCCATGATTGAATCACAGTGCAATGTCAAGCTGCTCACGCGCGAGCAAAGACGCACACACTTCATTGCGATGGATATGACGCGATATCTCAGGGGCAATATCCAAGCGCAGATGCTACGAATCCAGACTCTTCGCAATGTCGGTGCCTTTTCGGCTGATGATGTCCGTGTTGATCAGGGATTAAACCCGCTCCCCTCTGGAGTTGGCGGTGATAAATACGTGGTCCAATCCCAGTACACGACTCTCGATCAGATCGGCAAAGTCCCACCAGTATCACGGCCGGCGGGGCCGCCCGAGGAGAAATCGATGTATGAACGGCTTGGTTTGATTCTCCCCTCCAATGGATACCACCATGGCTAAATCACCCAGGAATCATTCTGTTTTGCCACCAGCTGGCAATCTCGAGCGGCGTTTTACCACGGGCGACATCCGATTCCGGGCGAAAAAAACCGAAGGCTCGATTGGAACGCTTGAGGGTTATGCGGCGACATTCAATACAACCTCGCTTGACCTCGGCGGATTCCTCGAACTCATCCTGCCGGGCGCTTTCGACTCCGTCATGCAAGATGACTGCCGATGTCTTTTCAATCACAAGGATGACGTGATTCTGGGGCGTTCCAGTGCCGATACGCTCGAGCTTTTGGCCGATGATTTCGGCCTGAAATTCCGCTGCGATATGCCAGATACTCAAATGGGGCGTGATGTCGCCCGATCGGTTCGCCGGCGCGATATCACGGGGGCTTCATTCTCGTTTACTCTTCTGCCGGATGATCAAGAATGGGACTTCGATTTACCGATTCCCATTCGCAGTATTCGCCGCGTGAACCGGCTTTTCGACGTCGGGCCGGTAACCTTCCCCGCTTACGAATCGACAACCGTCGATATGCGCTCATTCACGGCGGCCAGGGCGACGGCCGAGGCTGCACAGCGTCTTGTTGTTCAACGTTCTCTTGATCTTGCCAAAGCTCGGCTACGCTTGGCCGCGGCATTTCTCACCTGAAAGGGATCTTCGATGCCTTTGATTGAAAAATTGAGCGAGCTCGAGCAGCGACATGCCAAGCTACACGCCGAGGCTCGAGAAATCACCGAAAAATGCGAGAAAGAAAATCGCATCATGACGATTGACGAAATGGACCGGTTCGAACATTTGTGCGGTTCATCCTCCAACGGTTCCAACGGTCAAGGCGGTGAGCTTTTCGAGCTCGCGGCGCGAATCCAGAACATCCGACGGCTGAATGCTACGGACCGCATTGGTCTTGATCCGCGCAGCGGTCTAGATCCGCTCGAGCAGCGAATCTCCAACCCGCTTCCTCATGAAGACCCTTTGAATACTCGCAATGGCAGGCATCGGTATAGCATGATGAAAGCGTGCCGAGATCTCTTGTTCGGCGGCGGTCAGCTTACCGGACTCGAGCGCGAAGTCAGTGAGCAATTGGAAGAGCGGACCCAAATGGGGAAGGCGATCGGTGGCTTCAAAATGCCGTGGTTCGACCAATCCTTGACTTCAAATGATCTGGAGCGCATGAAGCGCTTTAATGATCTCCGAACCCGCGGCATGGTTGATGAGCGGCCGATACCGCGGCCTATGCCACGATCGAATTTCGAGCGGCGCAACCTAGATACCGTCATCGCTGGTGCGGGTTCGATTCCGACGATTCTTGACCAGGATTGGATTGAGTTACTACGTAATCGCATGATCGTTATGGCGGCCGGCGCGCAGGAAATCACCGATCTCCGTGGGAAATTCGCCATTCCCCGCCAGAGCGCGGCGGCAACGGCTTACTGGGTCGCAGAAGGCGCCGCCCCAACCGGTACGAATCAGACATTGGACCAGGTGCTATTCGTCCCGCATACCCTTGGGGCTTTCACCGATATCAATCGCAGATTTTTTGAATTGACGATCCTGGAATCGGGCGAAGCGTTCGTCAAGGCCGACTTGACGGCGATCCTCGGTCGTGGTCTTGACCTCGCGGCCTTGAATGGCTCTGGTTCAGCCAATCAACCGCTTGGGATTTTGCAAAACACGGGCATCACGTCAACCCGAACGGTGGCCCTCGGGGTTAACGGCGGTTTGCCTACGTGGCCTGCGATGGTCGAACTGCACACCGTGGTCAGCCGCGGGAATGCATCCGACCTTGGCGAATTCGTCTATGTGGGAAATGCCGATGTACGAGGCACACTGGCCACGGTGGCTAAGCTCGGCACAACTTTTCCCTACTTCATTCTGGACGATAATCAGAGGGTCTATTCATTCCGGACCGAGTTTAGCCAGCAATTACCGAACAATCTCACCAAGGGCACAAGCGGGCCTACGCTTTCGCCGATCATTGGCGGAGTTTGGAATCAGCTCTATTTCGCGTATTGGTCGGGCATCGATATCCTCGTCGATCCCTACACCGGCTCGAGCGCGGGCACGATCCGGATCGTGTCACTCGTCGATGCCGATATCCAAACGCGCCACAATGAAGCATTCGCAGTGATCGTCGATATGATGTCGAACCAGACACAATAACGATCGGGGGGGGCCATGGCAAAAGATTCACAAGTTATGGATCAGACCATGACCGTCCGGGTCAAGAAAAAAATTCCCGGACAAGTTGTCATTGAGAAATACGCGGCTAATGGGATTCTCATCGGCAACCGATTTTATACGCATGCCGATGGAGCCGTCATTCTGCCCACCAAGCAGGCGCAAGAGTTGATCAAAGCGGGATTCGTGGAAGTAATCACACGCTTTCCGCGGGATGAGGCAGAACATCGGTGAGACTCCAGAATGTCACACCGCCCGTTTTTACCATGACGGGCATTCTGAACAATACGGCCACGATCACTGGGCTTGCACCGATTGGCCTCCCGCCTTTTTCAGTGTCGCAATTCCTACCTTATGTTGGTCAGCCAGTGAGCGGAGCAAACATTCCAACCGGCACCACGGTGCTTTCCGTGACGAGTTCGACTCAGCTCACATTGAGCCAGGCGGCCACGGGTGCCGGATTGACAACCCTCACGTTCGGCGTGGAGCCTGTGACACTTGCCGAGGCACTTTTACATTGTCGCTTCGCAATTCCGGCCACCGATCCAATCTACGCGAGCGAAACTGCGCTTGTGCAAAGCCTCATCGTGGCAGCGCGGCGTTACGCGGAAACATTCCTGAAATCAGCGCTCATGACGCAAACGTGGATGCTGTATCTCGATTCTTTCCCGGCGGCCGGCGGCTATTATTCGCGGCCGGTCCGGGAAATCTGGCCGAGCTATGGCTCTCTTCCCTTTGGGTTCGGCTTTTGGCCGGGGATGGTTCCAAACAGCACAGGCGTTATCCCGATTCCGCTCCCGCCAATTCAACAAATCATTTCGGTGAGCTATACGACGTTCGCCGGGACGACAGTCATCGTTCCACCAGTAAATTACAACGTATCCTTCGGCACCCCAGGCCGAACTCAGCCGCAGTTTTCCATGGTCTGGCCCATTTCCCGGCCAACGATTGACAGCGTGCAGATCACATATCAGTGTGGCTATGGTCCGCTTGAAAGTCACATTGATCCCGCGATCCAGACGGCAATCAAAATGCTCGTAAGCAGCTGGTACGAAAACCGGGAACACGTGCAACCCGGCGGGTTCGTTTGTGTACCGGATACTGTCAATGCTCTGCTCGGGACGGCTGAAGCCGGAATTTACGGATGAAATCCATCCAGATTGGTCCGCATCGGACGCGAATTCAACTCCAGCAGCCGGCTCAAACAGAAACGTTCGATAGCTTCGGCCAGCCGATTGAAAGCTTCACGACGATCCTTTCAGTTTTCGCCAAGGTCATGCTGATGTCGGGGCGCGAGCTCGAGGCGGCCAATCAGATCAAATCACAGGCAAATTTGAAAGTTGAATTCCGGTGGATGGGCACTAGTATTCCGATCAGTTCCGAGTGGCGCATTCTCTTGCCGAACAATCGCTATCTCGGCATCGTGAACATCAACAATATCGAAGAACGCAATCGGCTTTATGTCTGTTATGCATACGAATGGCAACAAGGGGGTCCGGTTTAAGTGGCAATCACTTATAACCTCACTCGGACCAACTATCCGATTGGGGGCCAACCATTACAAGCCAGCTACACCGTTACGGGCGGCACACTCCAGACAATCAATCTCCAGCTCACGGCGGGCGGCTCCGTGGTTCCTCAAGCGAACTCGTGGAACCCTCCCGGCCTTACGACGGGTTCTCTGATCGTTCTTAATCTTCTCGCATCGCAGCCGACAAGCATTCAAACCAATGGCAATGGGACAATCGGCGTCCAAATCGTCACGATCACCGGGAGCCCGACAACCGGCATTTTCGCGCTTGGATTCAAGGGCGCGATTACAGCCCCCATCGCGTACAACGCAACTGCCGCGGCAACTCAAACCGCTTTGCAGAATCTCTCCACGGTCGGCACCGGGAATGTTACTTGCACTGGTGGACCATTTCCCGGATCGCCCGTCACATGCACGTTTTCCGGTCCAGTCATCACCACTACCGTTCCATTGATGACCTCGAATATTGAGACGTTGGTGGGTGGTTCGCCCGCGATCACGATCGCCAACGCGACCAACACGCCTCAAGATGTACTCCAGCTTGCGGCCAATATTCC